CAACAACTCCAACAGCGTGTTGATCAGCATATTTTTCTCTTAGAACTTCAATTTCTAATTCTTCTACGAACTTAGTAGCTAGTCCACTCATATCTCCATAATATATTGGAGTATTACCTGCACCTATTTCATCCATATTATCTGATTCATATACAGGTTTTCCAAGTAATGTATAACCAAAATCATTAGTGATATCATCTTGTAATAAATATCTACCATTAGCATCTTTTAATAATGCTATCGTTGTTAATGTTTCTGGACTCATTATCCATATAGCATTTTTTTGAAATCTTTGTTTTATTTTTCTTTTTGTTTTTATTAATTCATCAGCTGTGATTTCGGTAGCTTTAGCAGATGTTACTGATAATGTTACACCCTTACTTAATCCTTCTACTTTTCCATCAGTTCCATGAATTAATTCTCTTTCAACGAAGATTGCAATTGATTCTGCCATGATGTTAATTACTTCTTGTACGATATTAAAATCACTGTTATTTACTAATGATTTAGAAATCTTTGCTAATGCTCCTGCTAAGAATCCTGTTAATTCAATATTAGTAAATGTACCAACATTACTTTCTAATGATTTAAACTCTGTTGCATAAGCCATATTCACTTTTGCATCAGATTTTTCTGAGTAATATGGAATTTCTAATTTACCTTTCACATTATATTTAGTTGATTTTTCTAAGATTGGTGAAATATCATAAACTTGTTTGATAATTTTCTTAGCAATTGATACTGGAATTACTGCTCCATTATCTCCCTTTGTTAAATTAACATCGGCTCTTTCTTCTGCTAAGATACCACGAATATATTTTTCAAATGCTTTTTCTTCTTGTAATGCTCTTTCTTCATTTTCTTTCACTTCTTCTTCCTCCTCTTCTTTTTCTTCTTTCTTTTCATCAGTTGGTTCTTCGGTTAACTCACGACCTTTAGTGATTGCATTGATAGTATCGTTAATTCTACCGATTTCACTTTCTAATTCTTTAAATAATTCATTTTCTTCATCAGTAAATGCTCTTTCTTCTGCCTTTACTGTGTTTAATAATTTTTCCATTTCATTTTGCTTTTCAGCTTTCTTTTCTGTTAATGCTTTTAAATTCATAATTTTTTCCTCCTAATTTTCTTTAATTTTTTTATTCTTTTCTCATATTCTGAGTAGTCTATTTTTTCAACTTCCTTTTCAGGTTGTTGTTCAGGCTCTTCTTTAATTTCTACTTCACTAAATTTCTCAGTTCTGTATTCAATTACATTGACCTTATCATCTCGCATTTCGATACTTGTACCGATATATGCAGGATATTTTTTGTCATCTATGATTGAGACTTCTAACAAATCTAAATCTCTGACAACTCTTTCTTCAATTCCATCTTCATTTGTTTTTCTATCTTCTTTATTACATAGAAATCCAAACGACCAACCTCTAAGTTTATTTTCCTTAGCTTTTTGAATAACTTCTGCATCATCTATTTCAACTATTGCCCTTAGTCCAATATTATCTTCATAGAGTTTTGCTTTACCACTTTTGGTATCTGCTAATTCTCTATCTTGTTCATGGTCTAATAGAACTCGAACATTATCGGCTCTTTCTAAGGCTTTTTGAAATACTCCAGACCTTATTCTTTCAATGAATTGACCTCTTGTGTCATATAGGACTTTTGATGCTCTTTCAACGGCATTTACATATCCATCAATGACAATTTTGTTATTCCTGACTTCCACCCTCATCTTTACCACCTCCATTCATATCAACTATGGCATTTGTATTCGGAGTATAATATTTTCCTGTATTTATATCGAATACAACATTGGCAAGATTAAGAGTTATAACATCTAATCCATCAATGCTGTCATAGTCTTCTAAATATCTAATTTCGTTTTTGCTTATCCATCCTGTTTCTGCAGCAACTTTATAGGCCTCATATCTCTCTTTGATATTTCCACGAGTTATCTCTCTGGTATCAAATTCAAAATAAAAAGACTCTTTCTCTTTTTCGAGTAAAAAGTCTTTGTTTAGTGCTGTTTTAATAGCACATAATATTGGCATTATTGCTTCTTTCATAAACTCATCAAAGTTTTGTTTATTATGAAAGATATTATCTATTTCATCTTGTAATGTTTTCTTTCTTTCATTTAATTGAAGTTCAACTGTCGTACTTGAACCCTCTTTAAAATCCATACCTTCATTTAACACTATTGCATTATCACTTTTATTTGAATATAAATTAGCCCATGCTTGTTTTAAAAGTTGTATTTCTTTTTCTCCAAGTCTTCTTTGTGATGTTATAAATCCTTTTTTAGCACCACCTGTTTTTACTAATCCGAGTTCATATAAAAGTGTTTGATAAGCATTTTCTATTGCTGTTGATACTTCACTTATTACGCTTCTTCCAGAGCCACCATTTTTAGTGCTTCTTAGTATTGTTAAAAAGTTAAATGTTTCGTATGTTTTTCCATTTACCATATAAGTTATATCTTTAAATATTGGATCAAAGTTTGTATTTATAGTTACATTAGATGCATCTACATATCTTAAACTTTTGAACTTATTTTTAGTCTTTTCTATATATAAATAGCCACCTTTATCGAGTAAGTAATCTTGAACCCATGCTTTTCTCATTTGATATGCATCAAGTGTATCTCCTGGTTCGGTGTTTAACAATTTTATTCTTACATCATTTTTAACTTCCTCAACTCTTTTTTTACCATTTTCATCTATTGTTTCTTGATAGAGTTTTATAGGTATCATAGCAACTGTATTACATATTCTATCAACTGCACTTGATACTGCTGGAAGAGATAGAGCTTTCTCTTTATCTATTTTTTCTCCCTTTAGCATTGCCTTTAAAAGAACATCATCGACAAGCTCATCTGTAGATGTTACTTGTTCCTCTCTTTTCCTAAAAAAATTAAATAATCCCATGTTCCACCTCCTATTCTATTACTTGTACAAAGAATCCCTCATTATCTAGGAATACATCCTGTTGTAATAGATATACTGCATTTATTAATGCTACTACCATATCCACTTTTCCTTGGCTTCTTTTCTTTGTGATGTATCTATTCATGTTTGTATCATAGGTACATCTTGCATTTTCAAAATTTATTTCTAACAACTTATTTTCTTCATAACGAAATTTCCTATCTAATATTTTTTCATATAACAACTTAGTTGGACTATGTAATGTATCACTATGTTGCCTTATCTCTACTGTGTTATATTTTTGTTCCCACTTTTGAGCAGATGATAAGGCATTGTACCTATCATATCCTATGGCTACTATTGATACTTTATATTTTTCTTCTATCTTGAATACAAAGTCTTCTATAATTCCATAATCTACTGTCTTATTACCACAAGCAATACATTTCATTGTTTTTATAAATTCGTTATAATCTATTTTTTCGAACTTATTTTTCTCATCAATTCTTCCTTCTGGAATAAATGCAACAACATCAGCAAGTATTTCATTATCTTCCTCAGATACCATTGCTACTGCACAGTTATCATTTGTCATTGCAAGGTCAACTCCTAAATAGACTTTTCTGCCTGTCCAATTTATTTTTGCAACCTTACAACTCATTACATCGTTTATATCAATGTAACTTTCTGTTCCCATTCCTTGATATATAATATTACAATGTTTTGTCAAAAAGTTTTCTCTTACACTCTCTACTGCTATTGCTTTAGCTCTTTTCTTTATTAAATCTTCCCATATTTCTGGTATCTCAAGAGCGACTGGATTTGAGTGTTTTAATACATTATCATCAGTAGTCCATTTTTGTATGAGTTCTTCATCTGGTTCATATAACAGTGCAAATACTGTTTCATCGCCTTCTATTCCATCTAAAACTCTTTTTGCATATCCAACCTCATCTTCAAATGGATTATTAAAAGTTGGATATTTAGTTGATATAATACATCCCAACTTATTCAAGATATTTAATTGTCCTGACCTCATTGATTCAATAGCATATGGATTTGGTAATGCACCAACTTCATCTGCAAGGAATACATTTGGTAATTTTCCATCCATCCTACTACTTGAATAATTTAATGGATAGTATCTACTTTCAGTTAGATTGAATTGTATATAATCTCTTAAGATTTTAAATCTTTTGGATTCTTTATGTATGTAAATCAACGGACTTGATTTTAATGTTTCTTCTATTGCTGTTTTAACTTCTCTAGATAATGAACCATCTGGAGCTACTGAATAAAACTTTGAGTATTTTGGCTCTAATAAAAATAACAAAATGAATATTGTAGCAATTGTATATGTTTTAAAATTCTTTCTTGCTATCTCAAGTATTGCTGTTTCATATCTTCTTTTATCAAGATTGTCACGATATACAACACATAAAATAGATATATAAAATACCCATTGGTATCCACAAGAACATTCATAAATTGATTGTCCTGCTTTTAAACCTTTGGGCATTATTAAAATTTTTAAAATTGATTCAATTTGTTTTACTTTAGCCTTATTTATCAAATACTTTGGATTCTTTCCATCTGCTATATTCAAAAACTCTTGGCATTGTTTTATTACATATTTAGGTGCTGGTATTTTACCATTTACTACATCACTTGCATATTGATATGCCTTATTGTTCAACTTTACCACCTGCTATTATTTGTAGCAGTGGATCATCTTCTTCGGTTACATCATCTTTTCTTAGTGATATTATAATTTTCATTAAGGTACTTACTGTTTTATTAGCACTGTCTGTAGTTCTATTATAATCAGATATTGCTGGATGAGAGTAGACATTCTTTCTACCTTTAACATACTCTTTCGTTACCAATGTTCCATCTTCTTTTATTGTTTTTTCCAAATCATTAAGTATTTGGAGTTGGACTTGATATCTTTTAAAAGTTGTTAGAAAGAAAAAGTTTTGTTCTACTCCATGTTGTTCTGCAATTCGAAGGATTTCTTGAGCTTGTTCGTTTAATGACATTTTGTTCATTAACAACTACCTCCTTCTTAATACAAACCCCATTCTGCAAACTTTTCAAATCCACCAACGGAGTTTATATATTTTTTTGCCTCTTCAACAATTTCACTATATGGTTTTCCATCAATGTTTTCATCTCCAATGGCACAACATAATTGTATTGTTTTTCCAGTTTCCTGTGCTTTTTTAAATACATATATGTTTACACTTACATCTGCTTTTGATAAATCTTTACCATGTAAGCCACCTCCAGTCACTGATTGAGCCATATCGCTTCCTAGCTTTCTATTTGTAGCTCCAGTATCAACATTTGTTCCTCCAGTCCATTCTCCTAATGGATTTATAATTGCTGTAGGATACTTTTCTTTTAGCTCTTCATTACTAGCATTACTTTGACAAATTATTAATGTATCTTTATTTAAAATGTATTTTCCATCACTATTGTATGTTTCATATATGTTTCTTGCTATACTACTAATTTGTTTTTCTTCTGCTGTTAATGGTACTCCTTTGAATATTCCATTATCTCCACATCTTATCTTTTGGCTTTGATTATCTGCAAGATGTTGATCCTGGGGAACTACTTTATAATTTCCTTTTATTGTATTATCGCAAGTAATTCTTTCTACTATTCTTTGTATTTCTATTTCTTGAATATCAATGCTTGTTTCAATTATTATATTACATTCATGATGTCCTATTAAAACTTCAACTGCTATTTTAGGATTATCACTTTTCTTATATGCCAAATCAACTAATGCTCCAGCTATTCTATCAGCTATCTTATCTGGATGACTTGGATTTACTTTTTCTATCATTCTAACTCTCCTCTCTAAATAAATTTTTTAATATTCCCTGAAGTACATTTACTACGATACTATTTCCTGCTTGTTTATATAATTGTGCATTTGAACTAACTCTACTTGCTTTTTCATAATCACTATCATCAAATCCCATAAGCCTCCAGCACTCTTTAGGTGTTAATTTTCTAATTCTTAATTGTTCTTGACTCCTAGTAGTTACTCCCAAGCAATCACATCTTGTATCTAATGTAGGGCTTAGATTATTATTTTCACTATTTTGTGTATAAAACTTGTCCATTCTACTTGTAGAATAACTATGTCTTATTACATCCATTTCTTTTACCTTGTTTTCTTGAATTAACTTATCACATAATTGTTGCTTTAAGTTTTTTTCAACTACTCCAATGTCTGGAGATGTTTTTAATGTTGGTATCATTTCTTTTTGAACTGTACCTCTTTTTTTATCCATATTTGTTATATAAACTCCATCTCCATCTCTAGCTTCTAGGTATCCCTTTTTAGTTGCATTTTTTATATGTAAGCATTCTTCCTGTAGATTAGTTGTATTTTCAAGTTTCTCGCTATAAGTAATCATTCCACTATGTTCTTCCCCTGCACCTCGAGCAGTTAATGTTGGAACTATGCTATTATTACCTTGTACCTTTTCAAAAGGCTTTTGATATGATTTCCAATGTGATATTTTATCTATCTTATCTGTTGTTAAATAATATTTTTCATCAACATTTTCTTCTAGCATATCTTTTAATTTTTTATCCAATGTTTGTTCTTCTGGAAAAATAAAAGAGCCTTTACAAATATCATTTCTTATTGATACTGTAAAAACTCTTTCACGATGTTGTGGTATCCCATAATCTTTTGCATTTAAAACTTTATAACAATTTATATATCCTAAATCGCTCATTGCTTGTAAATACGAATTAAATATGATTTTTACTTAATATATTCTTAACATTTTCCCATATTACATACTTTGGTTTTAGTTTTCCAACAATTCTTATCGTTTCATACATTAGACTACTTCTTGTACCACTATTTCTATC